GCTGCTGCAGGCGGTCGGCGAGGTCAACCGGGTCGAGGACGCGGAAAAAAACTGACCCCCGCCGACGAGGTTTGGCACGAACTGGTGCTGAACGGCGTCGGCGGGTCGACCATTGCCGAGGCCAAGGAGCGGCTCAGCTACGCCGAGTACCGCGCCTGGGTCGCCTACCTGAACAAGCGCGGCTCGCTCCATCCGGGACACCGGCTGGAGCTTGCGCTGGCTCGGATCGCTGCGTTGCTCGGGCATGCGCTGGGGGCGGACGCCGATCCCGACGCGTTCCGTCCGCATATGGCTCTCCAGCCCCTTTCGCTGCATCAGGCGATGGATCAATGGGCATGACAGGCCACCCCGCTGCGGCGGGGTCTTTTTCTGGAAGACATGAATCATGGCCACGAATACCGACGGCAGCCTGACGCTCGACCTGGTCCTTCGCAGCGAAGGGTACAGGGCCGGGATGGACAAGGTTGGCAGGATCAACGATCAGAAAATGCGTGCCATGGAGGCGCGCGCGGAAAAAGCTGGCAAGGCTATCGGCAAAAGCCTGGACAGTTCGGCACTGATTGCCAGTAGCGTGCTGGACCAGGCGCTGGACATGCTGGGCAGGACCAGTCGCCAGGCGGGTCAGGCCAAGAAGCCTGTGCAGAGCGCCCAGGACAAGGTACTGGCCGAGTGGAAGACCCGGCAGAAGGAGCTGGGCGAAGCCTGGAAGAGCTATCGCGAACCACTCCAGGATCTGTCCAAGCTCAACGAAGCACTACTGAAGAACTCTTCCGACAAGCTCGACAAGGCGCTGCTCAATCTCAGCGAGACCGGCAAGCTGTCGCTTGCCAACGTGGGCAAGGCCGCCTACGCCGATGCCGCGCGCCTCGCCTCGCGGCAGATGACCCTGATGCTGCTGGACGGGCTGTTTGGCTGGGTCGCCAGCGTCGGTACCGAGAAGCCCAAGGTCGACGACAAGGCGGGCAAGGGACAGGCGAAGGCTGGCGACGACGAGAAGGAACAGCCGTCGCTCCAGTCGCAGGTCTTCAAGCAGTGGCTGTTGCAGATGAACAGTGTCTGGGGCGCCTACCGCGCGCCGCTGCAGGATATCTCCGGGATGACCGACGAGCTGTTCAGGAATGCGTCGGAGAAGCTCGAGAAGTCGCTGTTCAATTTCGCCACTAGCGGAAAGCTGTCCTTGAGCAACTTCGCCAAGACGGTGATCGACGATGTCGCTCGGATCGCCGCGCGGCAGCTTTCAATGCTCGCGCTGGACGGATTGTTCGGCTGGATGAATGGCAAGGCCGGCATCACCGAGGCGCAACTGGCCAGCCAGAAGCCCTATACCTCGCTACTGGAAAAGGCCCGAGCAGATGCGGGACAAGCGGCTGCGGGCGCTCCCGCGGCCCAGGGTGCCGCGCCAATGCCGGCAGCGGCGATGGATGTCGGCGCGATGGTGGCCACTGCTTCCGGGCAGACCGGGGACGGTTCCAAGGTATCGGCTGGAGGGGCTTCGGCGAGCGCTGGCAAGCCGGTGGGCAGTTGGGTCGAACAGATGGACGCCTCCTGGGCGAGCTTGCGCGACCAGGCGCAGGACGTCTCGGGAATGATGGACATGCTGTTTACCAACGCCTTCACCAATATGGAGAACGCCCTGTTCACCTTTGCCACCACGGGCAAGCTGTCGTTCAAGGATTTCGCCGACTCGGTGATCCAGGATATGGCGCGGATCGCCGCGCGGCAGGCGACGCTGCAGATCATCGGCGGCATCGTCGGTGCGGTCAGCGGGTTCTTCGGTAGCGGCGCAACGGCGGGCTCGCGGATTTCCGACTACACCGGCTCGGACATGGCCAATTGGGTCAGCAAGCAACGCGCCGGAGGCATGCCTGGGTTCGCCAGGGGCGGCGCCTTCAACGATGGCATCCAGAGCGCGCCGGCGCTGTTCAGCATGGCCGGCGGTCGTCCGGCGCTGATCGGCGAGCGTGGGCCGGAAGCCATCATGCCGCTGAGTCGCGGTTCCGATGGCGTGCTCGGCGTGCGCGCGCTCGGCGGCGGCGAGGGTGGCAACGTCTTCAATTTCTCCACCAGCGTCAGCCTGGGCGGCGGCCGCGAGGGCGCGGCGACGGCCAGCGGCGACGACGGTACGGGACAGCAGCTGGCGGGAATGATCAACGATGCCGCGCGCAACGTGGTGGCGCAGGAGCTGCGCCCCGGCGGCCTGGTATGGAGGATGGTGAATGGCTGATCTGGAACGCTTTACCTGGGACATCTCGATCGATTCCGCCGGCCAGGCGAACCAACTGGTGCGCCAGGTGCAGTACGGCGGCGGCTACAGCCAGGCGCTCGGCGACGGGCTGAACAACCTCAGCGAGACCTGGCAGGTTTCGCGTACCGGCGATCTCGCGCTGATCGGCCCGATCCGCGATTTCCTCAAGCGCCACGGCGGCTACCGCTCGTTCCTCTGGACCTTGCCCACTGGCGAACCGGTACGGGTGCGCGCCCAGGGCTGGCAATTGCGACCGCGCGGCAACGGCGTGTTCACCCTGAACACCACCTTCCAGCAAGTCTTCAATCCGTGAGGTAAGCATGACCATCACAGCCGATGACCAGGCCCTCGAGCCTGGGGCGCTGGTGCGCCTGTTCGACCTGGATTGCACCGGGTTCGGCGGCGAGATGCTGCGCTTCCACGGCCACCTGCAGCAGGGGCCGATCCACTGGCAGGGCAACGTCTACCAAGCTTGGCCGCTGGAGGCGCGCGGCTTCGAGCAGCGCGGCGACGGCCGGGCCAGTTCGCCGACCCTTAGCGTGGGCAACATTGACGGCAGCATCAGCGCGCTCTGCCTGTTCTTCGATGGCCTGGTAGGCGCGCGCCTGACCGTGCGCGAGACCTATGCGCACTACCTGGATGCGGCCAACTTCGCCGAAGGCAACCCGCAGGCCGACCCCTCCCAGGAGCGCCTGAACATCTGGTTCCTCGAGCAGAAGACCGCCGAGAACAGCGTCCAGGTGACCTGGGAGCTGTCCGCTCCGCCGGACTTCCAGGGCCAGCAGATCCCGGCGCGCCAGATCACCTCGCTGTGCCACTGGTGCATCACCAACGAGTACCGCGGGCAGGACTGCAACTACACCGGCACGGCGATGTTCGATGCCGACGGCAATCCGGTGGACGATCCGGCGCTGGACCGCTGCGGCGGCCGGGTCAGCGATTGCAAGCTGCGCTTCGGCGCGGACAACCCGCTGTCCCACGGCGGCTTCGCCGGCGCCGGCCTGGTCAGGATGTGAGCATGGAACTGAGCCGCAGCCTGCAGCGGGCCATCGCCGCACACGCCGCCCGCGAGCATCCGCGCGAATGCTGCGGGCTGATCGTTCGCGGTGTGCGTCAACGCCGCTACGTGGCCTGTCGCAACGCAGCCGGATCGCCCAGCGAGCACTTCGTGATCGATCACCAGGACTGGTGCGCTGCCGAGGACCAGGGCGAGGTCCTGGCCATCGTCCACAGCCACCCGGACGTTCCGGCCACGCCGAGCATGGCCGATCGGGTCAGTTGCGAACTGCATGGTCTGCCCTGGGTGATCCTGTCCTGGCCTGAAGGCGATGTCGCGCATCTAGCGCCGGAGGGCTATCGGGCGCCGCTGCTCGGCCGCGAGTTCGCCCACGGCGTGCTCGACTGCTGGAGCCTCTGTCGCGACTGGTACCGCCGCGAGGCAGGTTTGGAGCTTCCGGACTATCCGCGCCGCGACGGTTGGTGGGAAACCGGCGAGAGCCTCTACGAGCAGCACTATGCGGCGGCCGGATTCCGGCCGGTGCCGCTGGCCGGAATCCGCCGCGGCGACATGCTGGTGATGCAGGTCGGGAGGGCGCTGCACCCTAACCACGCGGGCATCTACCTGGGCAATGACTGGCGTCTGGACAGCGAGCCGGTCCAGGCGCTCGGCGGCGACGGACCGTTCCTGCTGCACCACCTGTACGGACGGCTGTCGACCCGCGACGTGTTCGGCGGACCCTGGATCGAACGCACGCGCCTGGTCTTGCGGCACACGCAGATGCCGCAGTGAACGACATATTCAAGCGAGCCGTCGGAATCGGCTCTTCACGAGAGGAACAGGTCCATGAGTGACACCCTGAGTCAGGGCCTCACCACCATCCGTCTATACGGGGTTCTGGGCAAGCGCTTCGGCCGCATGCACGGCCGGTTGTTGGAAAGCGGCACGGTACGCGAGGCGATGAGTGCCCTGAAGCACACCATGGAGGGATTCGAGACGTTCATGCGCGAGGCGGAGTCGAAAGGGCTGACCTTCGCCGTGTTCCGCGGGCGTACCAACCTGTCCGGCGAGCAACTGGACATGCGCGGACGCGAGGATATCCGCATCGTGCCGTTGGTGATCGGGAGCAAGCAGGCGGGGCTTTTCCAGACGATTCTGGGGGCTGCCTTGATTGTCGTGGGTGGATTCACGACGTTCTTCTCCGGTGGAACCAGTTCGTTCCTAGTAACCGTTGGAGTCAGCATGTTGGCGGGCGGCGTCATGCAGATGCTCAGCCCCCAACCCAAGGGCCTGAAGGGCCGAGAGGCCCCCGAGAACGCCCCCAGCTATGCCTTCGGCGGCCCGGTCAACACCATCGCCCAGGGCCATCCGGTCGGCGTGCTCTATGGCAAGCGCCGCATCGGCGGCGCGGTGATCAGCGCCGGCATCTATGCCGAGGACCGGCTGTAGCCGGCAACGCCGTAACAGGCCCGCCATGCGCGGGCGTTTTTTTGCCTGAAGGAACGTCATGAACAAGACCATCACGGGCCACAAGGGTGGCAGCAAGAAGCCGCGCCAGCCGGTGGAGATGCCGGACTCGGTGCGCTCGATCGCGCGGGCGAAGATTCTCCTGGCACTGGGCGAAGGCGAGTTCGACGGTGGCGTCGACGGCCGTTCGATCTACCTGGACGATACGCCGCTGCTGGCGGCGGACGGCTCGGTGAACTTCCCCGGAGTGACCTGGGAGTTCCGTCCGGGCTCGGTGGACCAGGAACACATTGCCGGTGTGCCCGCCGTGGAAAACGAACTGGCGGTCGGCGTCGAACTCAAGAGTGACGCGCCCTGGGTCCGCGCGGTGAACAACACCCAGCTCTCGGCGGTGCGCCTGCGCCTGTCCTGGCCGGCCATCCAGCGCCAGCAGGAAAACGGTGACGTGGTCGGCTACCGCATCGACTACGCGATCGACATCGCCGTCGACGGCGGTGCCTGGCAGGAAGCGCTGAAGGCTTCGCTGGACGACAAGTCCACCAGCCGCTACGAGCGCTCCCACCGTGTCGACCTGCCGGAGGCGCGGAGCGGCTGGCAGGTGCGCGTGCGCCGCCTGACGCCGAACCAGAACAACAACCGCATCGCCGACACCATGCGGGTCGAGGCGATCACCGAGGTGATCGACGCCAAGCTGCGCTACCCGAACACCGCGCTGCTGTTCGTCGAGTTCGATGCCAGCCAGTTCCAGAGCATTCCGCAGATATCGGTGGAAGCGCGCGGCCGGCGGGTGCGGGTGCCGAGCAACTACGATCCGCAGACCCGTAGCTACAGCGGCACCTGGGACGGCTCGTTCAAGTCGGCCTGGACCAGCAACCCGGCCTGGCACTGGTACGACATCGTGTTGCACAAGCGCTTCGGCCTCGGTCGGCGGATCGACGCGAGCATGGTCGACAAGTGGTCGCTGTACCGCATCGCCCAGTACTGCGACCAGTCGGTGCCCGACGGCAAGGGCGGCCAGGAGCCGCGCTTCAGCTGCAACCTGTACCTGCAGAGTCGCGCCGAAGCCTGGACCGTGCTGCGCGACCTGGCAGCGATCTTCCGCGGCATGTCCTACTGGTCCGGCGCGGAAATGGTGGCGGTATCCGACATGCCGGAGGACGAGGCCTACACCTTCTCACCGTCGAACACCGTGCGTGGCGACGACGGCAGCCACTTCAACTACAGCAGCAGCCGCCAGCGCGATCGCCACACCCTGGCCCTGGTCAACTACGACAATCCGGGCAACGGTTACCAGAGCCAACCGGTAGCGGTGAACAATGACCGCGCGCAGCGCCGCTACGGCATCAGCCAGTTGGAGATCACCGCGATCGGTTGCACCTCCGAGGGCGAGGCGCAGCGGCGTGGCCAGTGGGCGCTGCTGACCGAGGAGCTGGAGCAGGACGCGGTGACCTTCCGCACCGGCATGGATGGCCGTGGGCTGGCGCCGGGGAAGATCATCGCCGTAGCCGACCCGGTCAAGTCCGGCAAGCAGATCGGCGGACGCCTGAGCGCGGTGGATGGCCGCGCGCTGACCCTCGACCGCGACGTCGAGGCCCGACCCGGCGATCGCCTGCTGGTCAACCTGCCGAACGGCAAGGCCGAGGCGCGCAGCGTCCAGTCGGTGGTCGGCCGCGTGCTGAGCGTGACCGCCTCCTATTCGGAGACGCCTCGGCCCCAGGGGCAGTGGGCGCTGCAGAGCAACAGCCTGACCACCCAGCGCTTCCGCATCATGAGCATCACCCGGCCGGAGGACAACCTTTTCGAGATCACCGCGCTGCAACACAACGCGAGCAAGTTCGACGCCATCGACAACGGTGCGCGCATCGAGCTGCCGCCGGTCACCAGCATTCCGCCGGGCGTGCAGGCGCCGCCGCAGAACGTGCGGATCAAGGCTTTCACCAAGGTCGACCAGGGGTTGGCGGTGACCAGCCTGTCGGCCTCCTGGGATGCCGCGCCGAACGCGGTGGCCTACGAGGCCGAATGGCGCAAGGACTCGGGCAACTGGGTGCGGGTGCCGCGAACCTCGGCGCTCGGTTTCGACGTGCCGGGCATCTATGCCGGTCGCTACCTGGTGCGGGTACGCGCCTTGAACGTGATGGAGGTCGGTTCGGTCTACGCCAGCAGTGAGGAAACCGCTCTCGAGGGCAAGACCACGCCGCCGCCGGCGCTGGCCTACCTGCGCTGCGTGGCCGGCCCCTGGCGCATCGGCCTGGAGTGGGGGTTCCCGGCCAGCGGCGCGGCGGACACCGCCTACACCGAGATCCAGCAGTCCGCCACGCCCGGCGGCAGCGAGGAGACCGCACGGGCGCTGGGCCTGTTCGCCTACCCAGGCAATACCCACCTGGTATCGCCGATACCGGCCGGCGAACGGCTGGCGTTCCGCGGTCGCTTGATCGACCGTAGCGGCAACGTCGGCGCCTGGTCGAACTGGGTCACCGGCACCAGCTCCAGCGACGCCAGCGAATACAACCAGTTGATCACCCAGGAGTACGTCGAGTCGGCGCTGGGCCAGCAATTTTTCTCCGATATCGAGCGGATGCAGGTGGATATCGGGGGCTTGCAGAAGCAGGTCGGCGACCTCGCCGACATTCTGCTGTACGACCCGGCCAAGGTCTACGCGAAGAACGACATGGTGCGACAGGGGCAGCGGTTGTACCAGGCACTGAAGGCTGTGCCGGCGAAGACGGCGCCGCCGAACGCGGCCTACTGGTCCGATATCGGCCAGTCGCTGGAAACCGCCAACGGGCTGGCGCAGCAGGTGGCGAGCCATACCGCTGAAATCAGCGAACTCGACGGCAGCCTTACCGCCCAGGCATCGCGCCTTGGCGTACTGCAGGCGGCGACCCGTGACGACGCGGATGACGGCAATGGCGCCATGGCCGATGCCCTGCGCGGCTGGAAGACCGTTGCCCGGGCAGCCCAGGAGGAAACCGTACGGGCCACCGAAAACGAGGCCCAGGCCACTCGCACGACGCTACTGGAGGCGCGCACCGCCGATGCCGAAGGGCGTATCGCCACGGTGGAACGGGTCGCGACCAGCGATCGCCAGGCCACCGCGCAACGTCTGGACCAGCTCTCGGCCTCGATCGGTGGCACCGCCGCCAGCCTACAGAGCGAACAGACCGCCCGCGCCAACGCCGACAGCGTCCTCGCACAGCGGATCGACACCGTGCAGGCGAGCACCGACACCAATAGCGCAGCGATCCAGACCACCTCCCAGGCGGTCACCTCGCTGGATGGCAACGTCAAGGCGATGTACAGCGTGAAGCTCCAAGCGCATGCCAATGGGCAGAAGTATGCGGCGGGATGGCAACTGGGGTTCGACAGTGGGACAAGTGTGTCGACCATGGCGTTTCAGGCGGATCGGTTTATCTGGTTCGACAGCTCCAGCGGGACGGCGGTAGCGCCGGTTTCCATTGTTAATGGACAGATGTTTATCAAGAGCGCCCTGATTCAAGATGGAACGATCGATAACGCGAAAATTGGCGACGAGATTGCGTCTAATAATTATAAGCCAGACCGAACTGGATGGAGGCTCGATAAGAATGGGAGGTTTGAAATAAATGGAGTTGTCGAGGGGCAGGGGCGGGTGACAATAACAAATAATGCTATAAAGGTTTTCGATGATAAAGGGCGGCTTAGGGTACATATTGGAGACTTGAGTGCATGAGTCACGGATTTCGGTTTTACGACGCCCAGGGGAATCTGATGATCGACTCTTCCAGTCGTAGTTTTCGTTCTGTGTTTCGGGCGCAGGTTTTTCCAATAGAGAACGGTAGATATGATCTACCTTCTACCTATGATGATTCCTTGGGGGACTTATTCTTCTTCACTGGTTACAGAGATGATGGCTGGGGGTGGCTCGCTCCAGAATATACATGGCTGCCTGGTTGGAAGTATATTATCTGGCGTAGTGGTGGTTCTCAGGGTGGTCCCGCACGTCATTGGATCAATGTGGTGAGTACAAGATGACTTATGGTGTTCGTCTAGTCAATGATCGGGATCAGATAAATGTAGATGACAATAATCCAATCTATTATGTGGTGCAGGAGGGGGTGTATACGCAAACTGTTAAATACCCAAATAGTATTGTGTTCGATGAAAGTTACAGGCATACCCTTCAGACCCCGCTGGTTTTTGTGAAACCAAATGCCGGTGGCGGTCAGTTGTGCATGTTACTGAAGTATTTTGGATCTGCTGGTAATTGGCAGGGGTGTGAGTGGCATACCACTACTGTTCCAGGTGCAGCCCCAGGCGTAGTAGGAGGGAGATACAAGGTAGTTGTTCCCTTTATGCCAAAGTCTACTGGCTGGGGGATGCATGTTATGGACTCCGCTGGACAGATTGTATTTGACTCTGGCTATAAGCCTGCGATATTCACCGGAGGGTCCCAGTACTGGACCTACTATGCTTGGAACCCTAACCCTCCTGGGGGCGGTGGTTCAGGGGTGAACTCTTGGCAGTCGGTTCCAGGTATGCCTGCGGATACCTATTTCTGTATCACTGGTCTGATGGAGGACTGGGATGGTAGAAACACAATGATAGGTGACCTCTGGGGTAATCGCCAATATTTGTATGTGGTGCAGTGGAGAAGTTATCAGAATAAAGGAGTTTATCCATCTCCACTGCTGATGATTAAGTAGAAAGTTTGGTGCATGCGGTTATTAAATTGTTGCCTCTTTCTTGATATAAAATTAAATTTTAGGATTGCTTGCGAGCTAGGGGTGTTGAATGTATTTTTGGTGTTTTTAAATTTTGCATGAAATGGGTTTTCTCATGTTTGAGTTTTTGGTGTATTATAATGCCAAGTGGGATGACTGATGTTAATTCTTTTTGTTGGTTGCTTATTAATTTTTTTGCTGCCACTGAAGGCAGGTTTTTGTAGTGCCGTCAAGTGACTTTCGTAAATATGCTGGTTTCATTAATGTGCATGGGTGTTATGTTGCCTCGGGGACGTAAAGCTATATAATTACTTATTCGTTGCTTGGATATTCAAGCTTCCCATTCGCAGGGGCTCGATCACGAGGTCTGGAAAGCACCTGCTCAATCCTGCCAATCGCAGTTTTTATTATCTGGAGAACGTCATGCCTTGGTATTCCACAGGCACGGTTTCCGTCGTCCTCAATTCGGACACGGTGACCGGCAGCGGCACCGCCTTCAGCGCCAATGCGCGCGCCGGCGATGCCTTCAGAGGGCCGGATGGCCGCTGGTACGAGATCGGCAACGTCAGCAGCGCCACCGTGCTGACCATCAAGCCCGCATATCAAGGAGCTACCGCCAACGGCCAGGCATATTCGATCACCCCGGTGCAGGGATATTCGAAAGCGCTGGCGGATCAGCTTCGCGATCTCAACAATCTGTGGGGAAGCACCCTGGCAGCGGTCAAACCGTGGGCTACTGCGGCGACCGGCCCCGCCGCCCTGGATGACATGGGCTTCGGCGTAACGGGCAAGGCCCTGGCCGTCAGCGCCACGCCAGTTGCAGCCAGATCCGCTTTGGGGGTGCCTGCCGTGGGTGACTATGGAATCGGCCTGACGGCGGGAAGCTCCAATACCTTGAGCGATGCCAATGTGGTCATTCCCAACGGTATTTACCGTGTAGCATCGACTACCGCAGGGACCATGCTCGGCTCCTATATCGGACAGATGCTCCATGCCGAGCAACAGGGTGGATATGGCGTGCAGTTGGTCATGGCGGCGCAGACCCCCCCGCAGATGCGTATGCGTGTAAAGAATGCGGGAGCCTGGCAAGCGCCTGTGGACATCTTGACCAGTAATGACGCGGCGAATATGCCGTTGGTTAACCTGATGCCCGATTCTGGACGCTATGCCGGGACGGTCAATCCACTGGCGATTACTCTCGCGCAGCCGTGGGCGAATAGCACATTCAGTTCGGGGTGGAACGGAGCATCTTTCATGGATGGAGGAAAGTTCACCCATGACAACAGCAGCAATGGAGGTGGTGGTGCTGAACTGAATGCTCGGATCCAGAGTTTGCTGCAGACGATGGGGCGCAGTGCAGGAGGGGCGCGCTATGGTGTCGAGTTCCATGTCGCTGTGATGACGGCGGGAATTGGACGGGCGAATGAGTCCGTTGGGCTGGATGGCGGAAGTCGCTTCCTGGCGATGACCAACAACAGCAGAGCACTATTCTGCAGCAATCAATGGGCTACGGTGGTCATGTGGGTTCGGGTTGAAAGTGGCTCCATGCATATCGCGACGCCGGCACAGACCACGGTGGCTGTTTGGATCAATGGCGCCGCAAAGTCCCCGGGTCATGTCTTGACACCAGCCGAAGGCTGGGTTCACGTCCGGGTGGCGACACGGGCCTGGGGTGGCTACGATAACGCGTTCCCCTATTTCCACACCGTACCGGGATCCGCAGTGGCTATGGCTTGTCCGGCCTGGTTCGGCGGGCTAGCGGATGTCGGCATCCATACAGCTCCTATCGCCACGATCAATGGAGCCAGCGCAGCATGATGAAACGAATCCTTCTCGATGGCGAACTATTTGCCGAAAACTCGTTATCAACCCTTGCCGAAGTAGCGATCTTGGCCGATATCGATGTATCGCGCCTGTCCTTCCACCCTGACGACCTTTTCGCCGAAGCTAATAAAAAACGCCAGGACGCCTACCGCCTGGAAAGCGATCCGCTACGTTTGGAGGCGGAATACGATGCCCTCAAGGCCGGCAGCGAGCCGGACTACCGAGCCTGGGTGGCAAAGATCGACGAGATCAAGGCGCGATATCCGTTGCCTTGA